TGAGGAAGCTCCAGAAATAGTAAACACTACTAGATCTCAAGTACATCAGTTACTTGATGAAAAAGGATTAGACTTCAATGTATTCCAAGATGAGTACAATGAAACAGGTACCCTATCTAAAGAAGCAATAAATGCTCTTGAAGAACAGGGAATATCTGAACAAATGGTTGACACTTGGTTACAAGGTCAAGAGGCAGTAGCAGAACAAGCTGTTGAACACCTATATAATGAGGTAGGTGGAGAGCAGAATTATAACTTGATGATGGATTGGGCGGCAGACAACCTACAACCTTGGGAAATTGAAGCCTATAATAAACAAATTGAAAACCTAGATGCAAACACTAACTTTGCTGTACTAGGTATGCAAGCTCGTTATCAGAATTCGGTGGGTATACCACCAAACCTACTGTCTGGTGATGTGGGGGGTGATGTAGCTCCTCGCTTTGAATCACTAGCAGAACTTACTTCGGCAATGAGCGATCCGAAGTATGAGAAAGATCCAGCGTATCGTGCACGTGTGGCACAAAAGCTGAGATTTTCAAATGTGCTCTAACAAGGAAACAAAGGACAAGACCAAAAAGTAAGACGTAGCCCTATGCGTAGGACAACTCTGTACCGAACTTTGTGAGACCAAGATTTCTGAGTTATTAATCAATAACCCTTAATCTAAGGAAAAACAATATGGCACAAGACTATACCGCAATTCATAGGGCGGGTGTGGATAATGCAACAACTGGATCTACTGGTCAAGGTCGTGCATTATTCCTCAAGCTGTATGCAGGAGAAGTGCTTACAGCGTTCCAATCTAAGAACATCATGATGCCTTTGCATCGTGTGCGGACAATATCAAAAGGCAAGTCAGCCCAATTTCCGATGACAGGTAAGTACCGAGATGCGGGCTACCATACACCGGGAAAGGAAATCGTTCCAACTGCTGCCAAGCAGGGTGAGAGAATCGTTTCGATTGATGACCTGTTAGTTAATGCTCAGTTCATTCCGAACATTGACGAAGCAATGTCTCATTATGACATACGTTCTATCTACACTCAAGAGGCAGGATTTGGTCTCGGTAAAGTTGCTGACCAAAACATTTTGAGGCTTGCAATTAAAGGTGCTTTGTGTGAATCAGCAACAATGGCTGCTCTCACCGCAGGTGCACCAATGATTCAAGAGTACTCAGCTTTCGCAGATGAGGACTTTACTCAGAATGTTGTTATCGGTGCAACTGCTGGAACAGGCACAGATATTGCTGCATCCCGTGATCCTAAAGCAATCGCACAAGCGATCATGGATGCGAAGCGTATCTTAATGAATGCAGATGTACCCGGAGATCCTTTCGTTGTTCTAAACAATGACACATATTTCGATATGTTCAAGGTCTCTGGAACCAGTAACCTTAACGACCTAGTTATATTCAACCGAGATCTAGGTGGAACTGGTAGCGTTGCAACAGGTGCAGTACCTCAAATCTTAGGTATGCCTGTGTACGTAACCAACCACTTGGGTTCGTTTAGTGTTGGAACTAACACTTGGAATTCGTCCTTATGGACTATTGCAAGTAACGTAGGTGAACATAAAACTGGCACCGCTACTTGGGGTTCAGACCAGCCTTTAGCTGGTGAATCTTATCGTACTACTCAGTATGACACAGGTAGTACTAACCATGCAGCGTGGACTACAGAAGTTGCTAACAATGGCGCAAATTCCGCAGCAAGAATTACATCAATAATTTCTGCTGTTGCACAACGTGTCATTGGATTAGTAATGACTATGGACACAGTTGCTACTGTTAAGCTAATGGATCTTTCAGTTGAATCGGAATATCAAATCAACAGACAAGGTACATTAATGGTGTCTAAATACGCAATGGGTCACAACGTGTTGAGACCTGCAACTGCGGTTGCTTTGATTCAAGGACTATAGGATCAAGGTAATTCTTTTTGGGAGTATCCTTTAACTAGGGTGCTCCCTTTTTTTTACTACATTATAAAGGTAACATGAGTCTAAATAAAATGACTGAGTTAGAGGCAGTCAATTCAATGCTGATAACGATTGGAGAACAGCCAGTTTCTAGTTTAGATAACTTAGCAGGACTACAAGATGCCAGTATTGCCAGACAGATTCTCTCTAACATCTCACGTGCAGTACAATCTAAAGGATGGGTATTCAATTTAGATCTTCAAGTTACATATACACCAGATTCAAATGGACAAATTATATTAGGATCAAATGTTATACGAATTGATAGTACATCCAAGGTTAGAGGTACAACAAAAGATGTGGTTGAACGAGGTGGTAGACTATATGACAGAGAGAAAAACACAAGTATATTCACAGGTGATGTGAAGGTGGATAGAGTAATAGTTTTAGTCTTTGATGACTTACCAGAGGCAGCACGTAGATACATAGCAACTAGATCAGCACGTGTGTTTCATGATAGAGTAGTGGGGTCAGGTGAGTTACACAGGTTCTTTCAGGAAGACGAAGGACAAGCATGGTCTGAGTTACTGGAGTATGAATCAGAGGTAGGAGACTACACCATCTTTGATGACTATGATGTATTCAGGATAATAGAAAGAGACACAGGTAAGGTAAGACAAACTACAACACCAACAACATAAGATGGCACTAATTTCAGGAACAATACCTAGTTTAATTAATGGAATCTCACAACAACCTGCAACACTCAGGTTACCAACACAAGGTGAGATACAAGAGAATGGATTGTCTCACATTGCAAGAGGACTAGAGAAGAGACCATGTACTGAACACGTAGCTATTACTGGTGTGACATCAAACAATAGTAATGATGTATTTATACACACCATCAGGAGAAGTGAAGATGAAGCATATGCCATAATTGTTAAAGGAACAGATAAAACTCCAGAGCCATCAATTAAGATGATTGATCTCACCGGGTATGCAACTGGTACTGCTGGTAATGAGGTATACATAAGGAATAACGATATTACATCTTCTACCTTTGTAACTTCTCCGGGTACAGATCAAATTAGTACAGCACCAGTAGTTACTAATCTCCTTGTTGGCGACCAAGTAACCTTTTCTACAACAACTACTATACCTTCCGGTTTAAGTACATCTGGTACATTTTATGTAAAGACAGTTAATTCTACAACTAACTTCACAGTTTCAGCAACTATATCTAATGGAGTTCCGGGTGATATAGTAGACATCACAGGAACAGGTTCAGGTACACATACTGTTTCTTTTGTTAATATAACCCAATCTAATGTACTTAGTTCTTCTTCTAATACAGATGTTAGGAACTACTTAGGTAACTTTGTTTCCACTAATCCATTTGAACCTAATAAATTATCAGCTACCACCATTGCCGACTTCACCTTTCTCTTGAACAAAACAGTTTATGTAGAACAGTCAAGTGATGATGCAGATGACAGAGACTATGAAGCATTAATTTACTTTAAGATAGGAGACTTTGGTGCAGACTATAAGGTAGAGATTAAGGAATGGAATGTTGATGCTGATGGTGAACCAGATATGGAAGTGAGAGCTTCCGGTCATGCAGATGGAGAAAATCCTTTACAAACACTCTCAGCAACATTCACAACTCCAGATAATAAGACTAAGAGTAGAAGTGGAGATCAGAATACTGAGTCAATAAATAATCAGTCTGCTGTGATCGTTAGTAATATAGCGAATAACTTATTTGCTGGGCCGGGGGTCTCTACTTTCACATTTACTGTTGTTGCAGCAACAGAGGTAATCACCACAAGTGCAGATCATGGATTAACTAAGGATGATACTGTAACATTTACAACAGCAGGGACTATTCCTACGGGATTAGCTGTAGATACTACTTACTATGTACTCACAACACCTCTTCCTACCACTCTTACTGTTTCTTTAACTAAGGGAGGCTCAGTCGTAAACATCACAGACACAGGTTCAGGTGTACATACTCTACATCGTCCTTTTCTTACAGACCTAGTTATACTATTGAAAGCTGGTGCTTCCGTAACTGATGTAGCAGAAAATGATGCTTATGTTGCAACTGCTGGTGGAGATGTATTATATTCTGGTTCAAAAGGTGTTATAGATCATGGTACATTTACTGGAACTGCCCTAAACAGATTAGGTTCTACTCATGGAACCTTCACTACTAAGTATGTTAAAGGTGAAAGTATCATGCACATTAGTAACAACAAGTATCCTTTTACAGTAGAAGTTACTGATGGTAAGGGTGATGCATACATGAGAGCAATTAATGGTAGTGATGAGGTAGCACAGTTTGGATACCTACCCGGCTCTGGACTGCCTTCTCCTAATGCAGATAACTTTGTTGCAAAAATATCTGGAGATAAGTCAACTGGACAAGATGACTACTATGTTAAATGGGAGGGTAATGTATGGAAAGAAACAATTAGACCTGTGTATCCCGGTGGTAAAGCAGATAGTAGTGGAGCACATGCACATGAAATAGTTAAGAAGAATGCGAGGACTAGTTTTAATAAAGCAACAATGCCTGTTAATCTCTATAAGGCATTTGGTACAGTAGATGGTGTTGCAGGTCGAATCTACTACATTCTTAGTACAGTAGATTGGTTATCTCGTACTGTGGGAGATTTAAACACAAACCCCTTTCCTTCATTTGCAAACTACACAGTAGGTGGTACTGATACTGTTGCACCTGTGGATGCAACTGATGCAACCTACACCATCAATGATGTATTCTTCCACAGGAACCGTTTAGGATTTGTGTCAGATGAGAATGTGATACTGTCTGAAGCAGGAGAGTACTTTAATTTCTGGCACAATACTGTGTTGTCTGTTTTGGATACAGCAGTTATTGATGTGGCAGTTAGTAATAACCAAGTAGCCATACTTAAATCTGCTATCCCCTTTCAGGAAAACCTTGTATTGTTCTCAGATCTCCAGCAGTTCAAACTAACTGCCGATGCCTTCCTCACCCCTACCTCAGTAACTGTTGACGTTGCAACGAACTTTGAGACCTCTACGGACACAAAGCCTGTACCAGCAGGTAAAACAATCTTCTTTCCATTTCAACGTGGGTCATTCTCAGGTATACGTGAATACTTCATTGACATTGCATCTGAAACAAATGATGCAAATGAAGTAACAGCGCATGTACCAGAGTACATAGAGGGTACAGTAAAGAAAATGGCGGTGTCCTCTAATGAAGAGGTCTTGCTGGTGCTGTCTGATACTAACCGAAGGGAACTAATAGTTTACAAGTACTACTATAATGATAAAGAAAAGTTACAGTCTGCATGGTCTAAATGGAAATTCGATGCAGAGATAATAGATGTGGAGTTCATTAGTTCAGTTGCCTTTATTCTATTCAGAAGAGGGGATGGGACTGATGATCCAGTTTATTTAGAGAAACTTAACTTATCCGTAGATAGTGCTATTGATGTAATTGATGACCAGATAGGAGTTAGGCTAGACAGGAGAGTTAAACTATCAAGTGGAGGAATTTCCTCATTACCATACTCAGATGCAGACTATGATAAATTAACAACAACTACAGTACAGATAAGTGGAAGTGGGCAATTTGGATCTAATTTAAAACTTAAAAGGTTAAACACAACTGGTAACTTTGCTCCAAGGATAGGACAAACATTCTCTGCTTCAGGAGTGAGTGGTATAAAGTATAAAGTAATCGCTACTGAGGCACTTGCTAGTGATGACACATGTACCATAAAGGTAACTCCATCAGTATCTAAGTCAGATCCGTGGGATGATGGTAAAGTTCTTACCTTTGATGAAAGAGAAGTTGAATACATAGTTGAAACAGGAGAGAAGATAACAGCAAGCCAGTTAGCAGGTGTACTAGAAAACGGAACTCAGCTATCTAACTCAAGAGGTAATAGTACTCCTGTAGTTTATGCTGGTGTACCTTATGACTTCAGATACCAGTTCTCACAACAGTTTGTTAAGAGTAACGAAAGTTCAATTAACTCAGGTAGATTACAACTGAGAAACTTTGAGATTTCCTATGATAAAACTGGTGCATTCACAGTAGAGATTTCACCAAGACCATTTGATGATCTTTACAGGGATGTCAACATACGAGAGTTCACAGGTATCATTGTGGGTACCTCCTTGTTAGGTAAGAAGGAACTGGAAACAGGAGTATTCAGGGTACCTGTGTACTGCAACTCAAGAGATGTTAAGATTACAGTTAATAGTAAGTCTTGGTATCCACTTGCTTTACAGTCTGCCGATTGGGAAGCCCTACAAGTACTAAGAAGCCAGAGAATTTAATGGGGTACAAAGTAAGAAAGACTGTTAGGAGCGACTGCCTAGTCTTATCCAAGAAGATGAGACAGACAGACAGGAATGAAATATGGAGTTCACACAGGGCTACTCCAATAGAAGCACTTGAACAGGGACTGAATGAGTCAGAGGACTTTTGTTATACTCTGTTACTAAATGAGGAAGTAGTTGGTATCTTTGGAGTAAACAGGGTGGATAACAAATCTGGAGTAGTGTGGTTAATGGGATCTAATAATATGACCTCAAACAAAAGTGGCTTCTATAAGGTATCAAAGGAGTATCTTAGATTATTCAGGAGAGAATTCGATATGTTATTCAATTATGTAGATAACAGGAATAAACAAACAAGTAAATGGCTTGAGAAACTAGGGTTTTCATTTGTAAAACAGGAGCCAGAATTTGGGGTAGACAGTATCCCATTTAATTTATTTATGATAGGGAGATAAAATGTGTCATCCGGCAGTTTTTATAGGAGCCGCTTTAATACAAGCTCAACAAGCTCAACAAGCACAAGACGCACAAGTTAGTGCTCATAATCAAGCAGTTGCTAAGAATGCAGAAATGCAGACTGAGGCATACCAGCATGATATGGCATCAGCTTACTCAGAAGAAATAAACATAGAGAAAGAGGGATACAAGAGTGCTGAAGATGCTGCTAGTGCGAAGTTGGAAATGCTTGTTATGGCACGAGAAGATCAGGCTAGGTTACGAGCACAGAACTTTGAAACAATAGGTGGAGGTCAGACTGCTGATGCAATTATGGGTAATCTAAGGAGACATATTTCCAATAATGTAAGAGACCTAGAGGATAACTTCCAAAGAGGAGTAACCTCAAGGAGACAAGAAAGAGGAGGAATTACCAGAGACAGAATCAGTAGACGACTGCAGTACAAGAGTTCTCTTCAAAGTATGGCTCCGCAATCGTATGCTTCTGCTGATGAGAGGGGTTTAAAAACGGCTGGTGCTGCTTTCGAAGGCTATGCTGGGTACAAAAGTTATACTAAAGTAACTCCAGCCGCAGACACAAAAGCAGACAAACCATGGTATGCATAGGATAACAT